TTGGCGCTATTCTTTTCGCTATTGACAAATTGGTTCGCCAAGTATCATGGCGAGTTCAATCGGCATCATCGGCTAATGAAGATTTAAGAGCCGCCAAATTTGTTGAATCTTGCATCCAAGATATGTCAACTTCTTGGGAAGATTTGATTAGCGAAATTCTGTCAATGCTCACTTACGGTTTTTCTTATCACGAAATTGTTTACAAGAAACGACTAGGGCCTGACACAAACAGCAGTGAAACTCGCTCAAAATATAGCGATGGCTTAATTGGCTGGCGCAAGATACCGATTAGAGCGCAAGATACAAGGCAATACTGGGAGTTTGATGACGCTGGCGGCGTTACAGCCATGGTGCAGTCTTCTCCACCCGACTTTACTTTGAAGACAATTCCAATTGGCAAGGCTCTTTTGTTCAGAACTACTTCGGATAAAAACAATCCTGAAGGTCGCTCTATTTTGCGAAACGCCTACCGACCATGGTATTTCAAGCGCCGAATTGAAGAAATTGAAGCAATCGGCGTTGAAAGAGACTTGGCTGGCTTTCCAGTTATGTATGTTGACCCTGACATTATGCGAACAGATGCACCTGCCGCACAGCAAGCAATCTATGAGGATTACAAGTCGGCAATTCGCAACATTCGTCGTGACCAACAAGAGGGCATGATTCTGCCTGCAATTTACGATGACAAAAACAATTTGATGTATCGCATGGAACTCATTTCCGCAGGTGGAAACAGAAGTTTTGATACGAACACAATTATCACAAGATACGACCAAAGAATTGCTACAAGTGTTTTGGCAGACTTTATTTTGCTAGGTCAAGCCGCCAATGGTAGTTACGCTCTTTCATCAGACAAAACTAATTTGTTTTCAATTTCATTACGATGCTGGCTTGAAATTATTCGCTCTGTATTCAACGAACACGCAATTCCTAGACTCTTTAAGGTCAATGGTTTTGAATTAAAGAAGTTGCCGACAATTGAATATGGTGACATTGAAACTCCACCATTGGGCGAACTTGGCAACTACATTCAGGTTCTTGCAGGTGCAGGAGTTCCACTGTTTCCTGATGATGCACTTGAAAATCATTTGCGCTCTATCGCAAAATTGCCTGAAAAGCGTGAAAGCGCTAAGGGCGATATGTCGCAACCACAACCACAGGCTCAGCAACCACAACCAGCAAAACCACAACCACCAGCACAAGAGCCTAAAGTTGTCGCCAATACTGAAGAATCAGTGGAAAAGATTGCACTAGAGTTAAGCGAAGAATAATATGCCAAGAGCAAAAACTCTTAGTGGGCAATCTTTAGCAAACGCAATTTACGCTATTACCGACAAACTTGAAGCAGAGTTCGCCGCAGAATTCATCGCACAAATGCGAAAACTTTCAAGGCGAAAGAGTTTGCAAGAACTTTTAGACCAAATTGAAGGTGGTTATTATTCAAGCGTAGCGACAATACCAACGAGTCTTTTGTCGTTGCAGATTGATACATCAAAGTTAAACGCAATTGCTCGCAAAGCCATGGGTAGTGCCGCAAGAATTACAGATGAAAAAATTGGACTCAACATCGGATTTAATGTTAAAAATCCAACCATCATTGAAGCGGCGAGAAACATTTCTGTTGACCTTTCAACTAATCTTTCTCAAACTTCGCAAAAAATTCTTGACAAAGTTATTGGCGATGCCATGGAAGGTTTGGTTACTCGCCGTGAAGCGGTAAAGATAATTGAAAGCCGTGTCGGGTTATTGCCTACACATTCAGATGCAGTTGACAGATACTACGACACTCTTATCCAAAGTGGTGCTACAAAAGCAAATGCAAAAAAGTTAGCCGACCAATACGCAGACAGGCTGTTGAGATATCGTGCCAACACCATCGCAAGAACTGAAATTGCTCGTGCTACTGGTATTGGTCAGGCAGAATTTTGGCGACAAGCAGTAGCCGATGGTTCGTTGCCACCTGATGCAAAGCGTGTTTGGACTACAAGTTACGATGAGCGTGTATGTGAAATATGTGGGCCGATGAACAATGTTGAAGTTGGCATATTTGAATCATGGTTGACACCAAATGGTTTTGTTGACTATCCATCGGCAATACATCCGAATTGCCGTTGCTCACAAGGTATCGCTATGTCTGCGGCACAAAAGCGTTTGTTTATTGGTAAAACTGATGATGAGAAATTTGAACAATATATTCTAAGTAAATTTAACCCTTACCATGATGAACTAGGGCGTTTTACATTTGCGCCTGCTGGTAAAAGAATTTCTGCAAAACCAAAACTCAGTCGTAGGGCTTTGGGTCTTAAAGGTAAAGTTTCTTCGCTTATTCGTTTCAGTAGTGCAGAGCGTAAAGCATCAGTAGAAAAACTTGCCACAGAAGGCTCTAGCAAACTTTTGATGCCGCCTGATTCAAATGGCATTGCACAGGTGTTGCCTGAAGATGCGGCAGACAAGCGCTATGGAAAAACTGTTGCTCAAATTAAAAAATCAATTGCAAAATTAGGCGTTGAATCCATATCGGTTACACCAGATTTCGGTAAAGGAAAAAATGCCAAGAGACAAATGCAGGCTACGGCACAAGCACTTGAAGAGGCTAAAGCCATGGGTATTCCAATTGACAAGTTGACAATCAGTTTTACCACTGCACTAAGAGATGCAGATGGCGAATATGCTGGCGACCAAGATAAAAGAGCAGGAGATATGGTCATTGATTACACTGATGACCGAAGAGCAAAACTAATTGCCGACAAAGTTGCCAACGATTCAGGCCCTCGCATATTAAATGCACCAACCGTTGCTCAAACTCAATACACAAGCGACTATCCAGTAGTTACATCTCAAGAAGATTTAGTTGCCAAATACACATATGGCGTAGCGGTTCACGAAATTGGTCATCACTACACTTATGTCAATGCAAACAACCCCAATGCCAAACGGCAATTTGGATTGGAAACGCCTGCAAAATATGGCACTTCTGATGTTTATGAAATGCTCGCAGAAGGGTTCACTGCTTGGTGGTTGCTTGGTCGTTCACGAGTAAGAAGCACACAAACTTTCTACAAGCGATGGTTGCCGTTCGTAAAAGTGGTGTTAAACGGCAACGATACTGGTTTTGGTATTCCGACACCCGAAGCACTTTTGAAATCCATGGTTAGAAAAACAAAAGTTTTGAATTTGCTTGAATTGTCACCAACTCATCCACTTATGGTTTATTTAACTGATGGTGCATCAATACCCGATGATATTGAAAAGTTCAATCCATACCACGATGAGTTAGGCAGATTCACTTTTGCACCTAATGGTAATAGAACACCTAGTCAAGAACAATTGTTTGGTGGGGATGTAACTCTTGATGGGGAAATTATGCAACATTCAGGTTATGAATCTTTACCAAAACCAACAAATGATTTAGGGGTTGCTAGAAAAACTGGCGCACCGATTGAGTGGCTAATGCCTAATTCAATGCACCCTAAATTAGCAGAAACTTATTCAGAAATGGTTTTGGAATACACAAAAAACTTTAATATGACGGGTAAAGAATTTGGTATTCTTGAATCGTATTTGGAGAAACTTGGTTTTACACCGCAAGAAGCAAAAATTGCTTTTGAAGGTCTTCATGCCCGTGCAAGAATTCAAGGTAGAATGAGAAGAGCATCAATTTACATTGGCGAAAAATCAAAACCGTGGTCAGAAATGGAAGATAGTTTTGATAAAACAATTGCCTCAGATGGTGGTCTAGATTTAGATAAAATAGAAAGAAATTCTAATTCAATGATTTTTGGTGGAAGCAGTGGTGATGAGATTGTAACTGTAAACGCAGAAGAAGGTGTAGTTATGAGTATCTTTACGCCTAAAAATGGCAGATACAAAACTCAATTTGAAACTGGTAGAAGTGGTGGGGTTTTAAGCACTAGGCAAAGAGCAGCACAAGAACTTGCATCTTTTTCCTTGCACCCGTCACTAGAACCATCCAAAAGACCAGTTTACGGTCAAGTTCACCCTCAAGGTTTTGATTCTGAAATTGATGGC